TCAGCTGCCCCAGACTCCTGCTCTGTACTGGGGTTCATCACTGTTGTTACATTTGTATCATTTCTACTCTGTGAACTACTAATCCGATTATCAGACCAATGTAGTACGGATTAACCCTACACTAGACTTGGTGTCCCTAACTATATCTTTCCCCACCAAAACACTCTTCTATTGGCTATTAATTTGGGATCAAGGGTAATCATAATATAGTTAAATTTGTAAATCAGCTCTTCTGTATGGCATCACTGATTTTATATAGATCAAATTTCGGGCGCGAGATGGTAGATAGTGACTCAACCCACCAATCTCTTGCCTGGAACAATGTGGGTAGATCCACTTCCACACCATTTTCAATAGCATAATTTGAAATTGTCTTACGAAAATCATGAAAATATGCTTCCCCATGCGCAAATGCTTCCATACATGCATTATACGCATTAACTTTTGTTCCATCGACTGCTGTAGTAGTAGTCCAGCATATCATCTCTTCCAGCGTGTCCGTTTCCAAGGGTCCAAACCATTGTCCCCGTCTCAGGACGAAACCTCTCTTCAGAAATGACGCCTCATCCAAACCTACAAAAGCCTTATCAACTTCTCCCTTCGTTGCATTGGTGCACTTGAGACCGATTTCCTCCATTATAGCTGCGTAGCTGATCTGATTGAACCATGAAGCTACTTCATCTCTTACCGACAACAACATGTCATCTCCATAAGCCACTCCATACACGTTTTCTGAGAATCCAGTCAATGACCTCTTACCTATGTGCTTCTCCCTAAGCATCATATATGCGTATCTCCAGTTGAACAAATTTAGTAGGCAATTCACGATGGTGGTTAAATAACACCCACTAGGCATTGAGTGGTCCATCTGCACAAAGTACCCATTCAACACCCACACTGAACTAGCTATATATTCGAAAAGAACTCGTCTGACTTGCTTGTTCTCCTCGCCATCATCATACCATTTATTGATAGCTTCGCACGCTGCCAACATAGCTTGTCGCATAGTTTTTGCGTCCCATGACTGGTAATCTAGGGCCATAATGTTGTTACCGCCCTTCTTCCTAAGGTTGCTCGCAAGAATCTTCCAGTCCATACTAAAAGGATTTAATCCTAAGCCTATTCCATTATCGATCCTCTGGGCCATCATTGCTTCTACAAAACTTCCGAAATACATTTTATGGGCTATGTTCAGGTCAACTGGACCGGCCGCAAACATTCTCGTTGATAAAGAAGCTATTTTCGCGTGGGACCTCTTCTCGTCCTTCAGAGATGCGGTGAATATTCCTCTCTGTAGTAGCCTCTTGTTTTGTTTTGCTGCTATTATAAGTTCTTCAACAGCAGCTCTCATCTCAGGATCATTCGTGTTATAATCCTCTCCTTTCCCTAACCACAGCGTCTTATCTTTGCATTTTTTGGACCACGGAAATCCTGGACTCGTTGTTCTCTCTATTGGACCCAAATTCGTGTTTTCACCCGTTATGGCTTCAGCATATGACAAAACTTTGCGTGAGCTCTTGTACGTGCCCTTCATTAAGCTAGCAGCCATATCGTCAACTATTTCATCGACAATGTTCTTCTCCACTACAGCTGTGTCTGTGCACAGTTTCTTCATTTGCACCTCCAATATATCAATCTCAGGATGCTCCAACACTGCAGGTCCTTTTTTCACTGGTCCAAATGGACCATGTCCATCTCTCTGTAGTTCCGACGCAACGATCTTGGTTGTCCTCTTTTGTTTCCCTGTACTCGTATGTCCTAACACACTATGGACATTCTCAAAAGGACCCACCATCAATGGAGTCTTCCACACGGTCTCTCCCACTAACTCAACTGCACAAGCCTTACCATCATCGCAACGTTCCAAAAACTCTCCAATATCTTCTCTAGTAATAGATGACGCAAAGCCTAATGTACCAGGGCTCCCCTTGGCACCAGCTACGTGCAACCCTCCTATAAATATGGAATCCTTGGTGTCAAATATTAAACAGCTACCACACATTCCAAGTCCTGAAACTCCTTGATATCCTATAAGATTGGGGTTGTTTATGATCTCATCCCCATTTGAATATTTCTCATGTGCACCTCTCAATGAACCCGGTGTTATATCCGAGAACCTTATTCCGAAAACTTGACGTGAACCATTTTCCAATTTAATATTATCGTGAACAACCCTAGCAACGTAAGCACTACCACCATATTTAGTTTTTGCGAACATATCCTCTAGTGACACGTCTCTTGATCTAAAATTTTTGACAATACTTTTACACGGCGGGGTTTTACTTGTAAACCATATCATTGCCAAATCACTACTACTGTTATCTACAATTTTTCCTATCTGCCATGTTACTATCTCATTCGTACCGCAACCCAGTTTGCTGACCTCGACTTTCTGACCGGCTTCAAAGAATTGAGCCTCATGACCAACCATCATAGCTCCCTGTTTCTCAACTAGCAGTGCCGTATACCAACTACCAGTATCTTTCCTCTTGATGCGGATGATGTTCTTACCCACTTTCTCACAAAATTTTCCTTGTCTTTCAGATCCATGTTCAACGACTGAGCTAGTATATTTTTTGCATGGTATGTCTTTTACTCCGCCGATTTTGTCTGCTGTTATTTTTACACCAAGTCCCAGTAGGGTGGCTCCCTTATTAAGGAAATCTTCCACATCTTCAACTGCCGCATGCATCACCTCGTGGAACATTACTTTATCGGCGAGATGCCTATACTGAGGATCTTTATTCTCATTGTACAGCATATCATGCTTAGCTGCAATCTCGTCTACTCTAGATAACGGCACATCCCTATGATCTACGTCAGTGTGATTCCTCATAAATGAGGCAATTTCTTCCTTAATATCATGACATACTCCTTTGATATACTTTGGGACGTCTCTTACATCGTATTCTACTTGCTTGGCTAAGTCATTATTAGGACCAACATATGCTGTACCCGGTAACGTCATAACTTTCCTACCTATGATCTCTCTAATTTTATCGTAGAAAGTTCCCTTATCATATTTGCTTTCACACCTGTATAGCATATCCTCTTCCTTAAGCTCTCTCTTATCAGCGATACAGGGTGCTCCCATCGTATGTGCCTTACAGTGATCATGATATCCCACGCTACACTCCGATGACATAGTAGCGCACACAGTGTCATCCACATCAAGCACCTGTTTATACATCTTAGTAGACACTCTTATACCTAACATCTCAGCTGTGTCTAATATGTCACCTAACCAGGCTCTTATATGGGCAGCTTTGGGTCGTAATTTCAGGGTGTATCCTCTACTCACTGACGGTCTGTACATCTCCACGACACGTGTTTTCTTTCCTGATAGAGCTTCACACAATCTGCAATCTTTTACTGGTACCAATGACGTGCAATATGGTAATCCATATATTTTCCTAATGTCATCGCCCCGTTTAAGGGCGTCAGCCACTCTACATTTACCACCACCAAAGACTTTGGCACAGGCAAGACCTCCTCCAACGATACATAACGCGCTAATTGCAATGTCCCAGTAAGATAACAGATAATCTGCCAAACACTTAGCTGTTCCTTTCACTTTGTCAAACAGATGCGCTACAAATTCACCAGCCTTAGTGTTAGAACCTTTCGAGATTAACCTGATGACGGCATCCTTACTCTTAGCAAGAAAATCACTGAACTCAACCCGCACCGTGTCAACGCGACTAAAGGTTCCAGCAAAAAATTGTTTCGGTCCCATTATTTTAATAGCTGCCATCATCGGTCGCGGATCATAATCTTTGTAATCAAAAGTCTCTGCAACGACACACGTTTCCTCTTCCATTTCCTGTACCATCTTGTTGTACTCATCCTCCGTGATTTTCCGATCCAACCTAGAACAATCTGCTGCTTTTGGGATATAATTAGTAGACTTCGACGTTTGCCTAAGTATCATCTCTTCAACTACTTGTTCAACCAACCTATCTAGCGCGTTTACAGACACTCTCTCTACACCTCTATCACCTCCCATGCAACCATACTTGTCAATGGACAATTTGTGAGCATTATTATAGAACTTAGGTGCCTCAAACTCAATTCCTGCTTTCTCTTTGACATCTGCTAGAGTCCATTCGCTAGGCATTTTCATCCCTTTCCTGGCCATCATCTTCTTTGCCACTTGCAAACATTCATTACTCCAAGTTGCACTGGATTTAATAGGACAGTATCTTTTAACCTTCTGGTCTCTCATAGCTCCTGTTTCGTCTACTGGACAGTCTTGCTCTCTATAATATCCTTCTTTGAGCTCCGTCGATACGTTGAATGTTATCCTTCTTCTAATAGCTGGTACGTGTTGTGGTATTTTACTCTTAATGGTCGGGAATTCCACATTACTAGTGCCAACAATCAATGGTGAATTAAAGTACTTAGTTCCCTTTTCATGTGCTTCAGCCATAGGTAGCGGGTAGGGCGCACAATTCACCATCCTCTGTATCATAGTTATACTAAGTTCTGGCTTACTAGGTGAATCAATATCAGCAAATAATTCATCCAACAGGGTAGCAAATTGATTGTTGTAGTCAGACCACCATTCTTCTGCTATGTTCTTTGTGTAAACTAGGGAATCGCCATTGCTCGTGGTATCTAAGTGTAACGCCTTACATTCAATATTCTTGATAAATAGTCCATCCTGAATCTCACACATCTTGCATCTAGCTACTTCCAATTCCCGCCATCTAGTGTCACTGGCTAATTTCGAGTGGACCCTTTCAACAAAATTTTTAACAAGACTAGACTTTCCTTGATCTGGTGGTCCATGAAAATTGACCATTACTGGTTCAGGACGTGCTGTTGTGTATCCAGCCAGATGGTGTTTAGCTTTCCTATAGAAGACTTCTGCAGAATGCAGCAATTCTGAAACACGCTTATGTAACACGACATCTTTGTTTTCAAACATTTTTGGCTTCATCAGCACTAAGTACTCATATGACCTAACTAATCCTGATGCTCTCACAGGGTCCGATATCGCGGCCATTCTATCTTCGTTCAAATTAAACTGCTCCAAATCAGTGATTGCTAAGTTCACGTTGGGATACAACTTATCCATTTTTCTAACGCTCATGCTTCTACCTGTGACTACAAACAACAATGCGTCGTAAATTTTTGAACCTATGTCCTTAGTAAGCGTGGTCCTATCCCTGTGCGACATTTTATTCATGAAATATGACTTAATGTTGGTTGCAACATAGTTAGCTATCTTCTCTGGTGAACTGTGTGGTGATTCAAGAACGTTGGTTAAAATAAACAATATGCCTCCAACTCCCATAGATATACCATTTATAGTTTTCTCCTCATCCAGACGCATCCATTCTTTCACATTGGCCTTGATAGACTCAGCTTCATACGTAATCTCACCGGACACCATACTCATGTGCACCTTTTGTGGACTCCTAAATCTGACCTTCTCTATGATTTCTTTGAACTTATGCCAGAAATCATTCACTCTATCGACAGCAAATTGAGCCAGACCTTTCATAAACAAGTAAGAACATAAAGTGGCCACCAATGTCGTGAATCCACCTGTTCCCGATACAATGGAAGTAATCAAACCTGTGGCCAGCATTCCAAAAAAGACTTTGAAATCCACAACTTCATTCAAGCTCTTAATGGGACCAGAAACTCTTGTGAAGCACTCATCCAAATATGTTGTGAATTTTTCAAATTTGGGGAGCATGTTATTCAAAGATGTTAGTACTGAATTAACTCCGCTCAACGTCTTCTTGACATCTGGTAATGCTGAATCCATCGCGCTCTTGGCCTGTGCTGCCACATTATTCACTTCACCTATTGATTGACGGGCCATGGTTGCACAGTCTGATATATTCTGCATCATAGGTCCTGCTTCTCTAAGCACGTTCGAAAACTCTTTACCTAAAATACCAGTTTGTGCCTCATAAATAGGTCCACCACCGAACTCGACAAACATTTTGCACTCCTCGACAACTTCCTGTACAGCATCGGGTCCAAACTCATCATACTGAACGTCAACAGCCTTTATTTTTGGAACCATTTTTGGTGTAAAGGGCTCTAAAGAATGAAGCTTGGGGTCATAATATTCGATACCTATCCTCCTATACATTTGTCTGGTCTTTTTGCCATACCCTCGGCTACCTCCTCCTGTCATATTAACATAGACAAATTTTCCTATTTCGTTGCACCACACTTTGTGTCTTCTTAAGCTTAGCTCCCTGTATAACGCTTGACGCCTATCACGAGCCCACTTCATTCTCTTAAAAGTTGACAGCGCTTCTGCCAACCGTGTGGCGAAATCGAATTTCTCTACATATGTCCTAAAATCTTTTTTGATACTTCTGGTGCATGCATTATAACCACCACATTTATGCTCTTGATCCTGACCTACTGACCACCAGAAATTACTCATTGCCGGTTTCACGCACTCTTCATGCTCTCTTCCTTGCCACTTGTACCACCATGGCTGATCTTCCAACTTTTGAAAGCACTGATTAAGGATACACTTATAGCTATTGCACGTTAGACTGGTTGTAATACCTTGGCAACACGCTGGTTTATCACAGTTATTTGCTGGATGACTCTTATCAAATAAAGCGTTTGTCACATCTACGAATGTCCTAAGCTCCCAAACTTGCCTCATTAAATGCAATAGTCCTTTGTCACCTTGCACGAAATCCTCACTGGTTAACTCTCTCTCAATTTCCTCAATTGTTGGTATATATTCACATCTATCACACATCAATCTAAAGCGGGGTTGGTGGATACCGCCTGGACCAAATTTAAGACGTGATATTAAGTCATTTGTGATCCCTTTGCGTCCTCTAATTCCATCGCACATGGCACATGGTAG